CGCAGTGCCCTGAAATTGTATTCATCTGGCTCGATAGAAATCACCTGATGGAAATGTTTTGAAAAGTTCAACGTATTACCCCCAATATTTGCCGTGGCATCGGTTATCGTAAGCTTAGGATGATACGAATTGTTTTTTTTTAATGATCGTATGATGATTTCCGTAATCTTCTCAGCTGATTCTGGTTTAGACATACTATAAACAGCTTCTTTGGTTAACAGTAATTTATCCGATTGCGTGTCCTTGTTCGTACTAAAGTATTTATTCACATTGTAAATGTTGTAAATCATTGCATTGTATTTTGAGGTGTATCTAGAATTGACCGTGATATTATACTTGTTGGCCAATCGTATCGAAAAGGCGATGTTCCGTTTGTTATATCGCTTGGTCAAGGCAACCATTTCATTATATCTAAGATTTTTAAACTGATTAAATAAATTATCATAAACCGTTCGTTTATTCATCATAAATGAACTACACGCTAATAGACCTTTTCGTATATCACGAGGTTCTTTCGTGTCACCCATTTTGTGCTTGAAGATTATGAAGGCGTGATCTAGGTAGATATTAATGATAGATGAACGGTGAATCATAGTTTCGTGAAAGTGTTGACTCAAATACTCTAAGCAACATACTCTATCTTCGCTTAACTCGCATGGTTCAAACATGACAACAACAAATCCCCCTTGTTTAATCTTCGAAGCATCATCCTTGCGAAGTGAGGATAGGTGACATATCTTACCATGGCTCAACTCCTCCTTTTTATGAAGAACTTGATTAAATGTTAAGTTTTGTATCTTTTTAAATGCCGTACTGAACTCAAGACAATCGGTGATCACCCCAAGGGGGATCAATATGTTTGGGATTAAATCAGCCTTATGTAGCGTATCCATCATTACTATTGTTTTTGAATAGTCAATCTTCGTATCCTTGAAATAGTCACCCAGCATACCAACCGGCTGGGTACTGTTCATAATATCAGCAACATGAAGATACATATCCTTAAAATCTTTTAACAAATTGTTATAAGGATTGCATATAAGGATCCACAAACATTTATTAGATTGAATTAAGGATGCTGATGTTGACTCATTAGATTGAATTAAGGATGTTGAAGCTACTGATTGGGTTTGTGATTTGGATTCTGTTAGAATTATCTTAAAATCATTTAAAAAAGGAATATTGATTTTCATTTATGTAACAAAACAATACTTTCTATCATACAATGGTGCTAATTGTTACTAAGTTGAATTTCCTTTTTCTTACACACATACGATTCTATATTTCTGCTACACGATAAACAAAATAAATCTTTCCCACATACCCCACAGCATTTCATTTTGGTTCGATGAATCTTTGTCTTACAATCTTTGCATGTGCTAAAATTTCGCTTCATGTTTCGTCGTAACACAAACTTTCGCAAGTCTTTGATTTTTTCATATCGAACTCCTACCATTAACCTCTATAGGAAAGTATCTTAACATGATTCTTTTTTACTTCTTCGAAGCAATCAAAGTCTCCCCATCATCGGTATTACGTCGCATCATCATCGGTATTACGTCGCATCATCATCTGTGCGATTGCAATCATCTCACCAATTTTATCCATGGATAAGAACCTCCGAACATTCGTCGGAACAACATCTCTCTTGCAATCAAAGATTACATTCGTGTCGATGAATTCGATAATATTCTCTTCAAATTCTGGATCATCACTTGCTGTATAATAAAACAACATACCATCCTCACAATGTTCGGGTGATTGGTAGTAAAATATGCCATCATCTTTTTTAATCGGTATCAAACCAGGAGCAAAACCATTTAGCTCAAAACCTTTCATTCCCTTATTATCCTTCTGTTTGATTGGAAACGTTATATCTAATTCCCAACCACCATTGGAACTTCGTACTATATTATACTCAATAATTGAACAACTCATTATGATTATACGATTCTATCATAGATTTGTATATAATTTTCATTTTTTTATTATAGGGATAATGAAAAATAGAATCATTGCGATATCACTATTGCAATCATTCATACTGTTTATAATATATCATAAAAAAACTCTAATAAGATACTTTTATTCACTAGATTCGTTGCCACTTGTTATTGGAAATATAGAGAGAAAGCATGCACAATTCCTAGACGAGGTTGGAAAAATTCAACAAAGTATGGTGAAGCATCAAGAACAATCAAGGAAAGATCATCAAGATATTGCAAATCAATCAAAAGAAAGTATGGAATCACAATACGAAAATCTGACGATGAAGGTTTCGGATATTCAAACGAAGATTGACGAAATTTTGGTCACTCAACGAATAAACGAGTTGAAAAACATACCTTTATTTCGTAAACACCCCTCTCTCATACCCACAGTGAGTACTTATGATAAAACAAAATACACCGAACTACTGACGATGCTTAGCGTGAGATCGGCTCGGTACAAATACGTCGAGGAAGTATCTGAAATTCAATTTTTCAAAAGTGGGATCAAAGAACCATACCCCATAACCAACCAAGCAATAACATATACCAAGAACAACACGATCATTGGATTGATTATCCCATCTCTTAAACAGAAGGTAAAGATGATGTACCGCCAATCAAGCAATACGTATCATTTGATTGTGAATAAACAACAATATCTCGATTTAATCGAGAGGACTTCGTCGAACATGAAAAAGGAGGATATATCGATGATCAAGATAGAACAAAATTTCTCTCGTACGTTTAGTGAGATTAAGATCCATCAATCAATAGTAGTCCGAAGTAGTGGTGGTGGTGTGGTGACGTTTGTATTCGGGTTTGATGTTCAAGACACGACGAATCTTATCGTGGTATCGAATGAAAATATTATTTTTAAATTATAATTTTTTAATTTGTTCTTTTATACAAACATAACCATGTCATTACTTCCAAACGTTAACGTAACCTTCCCCTTAGTATTCGACCTTGATACGAACACAACCATGGCTGGTGAAGACATTGGCACAGTTGCTGCTGATTGTATTATTAATGTTGATGTAATGAGGAACATGTTCAAGCTTAAGTTCGTTCAAGGAACCAATGATACGGATCAATTCAATGTTGATTTTATTGCCCCTGAAGTATCCGAAACATTCAATCCTTTTGATGACATGTTGGTTGCGACAAAAGATGGTGCGAATAATGGAGGTTTGGGTACAATCAGTGATTTATGGAGCTATGAACCAAATCAACAGGTGGTTACTACGAGCGGGAGCGAGGAACCAGGATCCAAGATCGACACTACTTGGACAAGCAACATATCTGCATATCCATCCAAAACGGTTTACACCAATGTTCAAAGTATCATCATGCAATTGATCGCCGACCATTACTTCAATCACCCATTAGCAACCGCTCCGATTGAAAACGACGATGCTATTGCGCACACCGTCAATCAGGTCCTGAAATCCATGAAGGCAGCTTGGGATGCAAGTGGAAGCACTCAAACAAATAAAGACAATCTAACCGCAAAGCGTGCGATCTTGGAACAATTCATTAACGATGCCGCCAATACAACCACTGGGGTCACAGGAACCTCCCCTGAACGATTCACTAGACTAATGGCGGACGATGAGACAAGCATCGACGGTGTGACGACGTTTGAATTTATCAATAACGATACGATTGAATTTTTACTGTATTTTACCAATACGGTGGATCACACGATCAGTACCTCGGATTTGTTGAACAACACCGTGGACGAATCGACTAGTAAGTTTGTTGATGAAAGTGGTACAGCTACCTCAGGTCTATTCTCAGGCTTTAGTAAAAAAATCAAGCTCGTCTTTACGATGAAAGACGCCATTACTTATGGTTATTAGAATGTATCGATGTGCAACCGCACACTTTTTTTTTACACGTACTCTAAAAAAAATGAAATTGAGTCAACTCATAAGCTTTGTCAAAATACTTAAAGAACACAAGAACGACAACATGACACAAGTAATATTGACCAAAGATTTAGTAAAAGAAATACATCAAAAATGGTTTAGATATCCGTACGATACGTTTCAAAAAAAAGGATTGGAAGCTATTGTTAATGGATACAATCTGCTTGTGACTGCGGGGACGGGGTGTGGTAAATCTGTATTAGCGGAATTTGCGATGATTGCTGGGATCGAGAGTGATCGCAAGGTGTGGGTCACCGTACCCACCATTGCCTTGGCGAACCAATTTTATAACTCCTATGCACCCCAGTTTAATAATTATGACGGAACGTTTGTTGTGAGGGTTGGGTTGATTACGGGGAACAACACGATTAACAATATGGGTAGTATTTTGATCGTTACGGCCGAGGTTTTACGTAATAAACTTCGTACGAATCCAACAGAGATGGAGAATATCTTGGTGGTGATGGATGAGGTGCACAACATCAACACGATGGAGAGAGGTACGGTGTGGGAGGAGACGATCGCGACTTTGCCTAAATCAGCCCAATTGGTGATGTTGTCCGCCACGATCGATTCACCGAATAAATTCATTTCTTATATCGAGAAGGCGACGGGGTGTAGGACGCAACATACGTTCAACAATAAACGTGTGGTCCCGCTACATATTTTGGTTCCTGAATTGCGTACGATCACCGAGAATACGAACTACCCCAGGGATGAGGATTTTATAGAATTGATGAACACGGATGCAAAAGATTCGTTCGCTATCTCAACCTACGAGACCTGGAAGAAAGAGTATGTTTTAAATACCAAATCAACGGGACACAAGCTAAGTTGTCTAACATCTATGCTACGAATTCATGATAAATTTCCGGCAATTATCTTTGCCTTTTCGAGAAAAAGGAATGAGGAATATGCCAACACAATCTCTACGAATCTTCTCACATCATGCGAATCTACGGAGATGAAACATGATGTGAAGCGTATGTTGGGTAGGGCAATGTATGAATCACTCTACACATTGGAATCGTTTCGTAACTTAGAGGCCATGCTCTGTAAGGGTGTTGCGTACCACCATGGAGGGATGCTGCCCATTCTAAAAGAGCTTGTCGAAATGTTGTTCCGTGAAAAGAAGATTAAGCTCCTCTTCGCGACCGAAACCTTGGCCGTTGGGGTGAATATGCCCACACGAACCGTGGTGTTCACGGACCTAAAGAAGCCCACGCAGAATGGGTTTACGCTTATTGGTTCGGATGTCTACGGACAAATGTCTGGTCGAGCTGGACGTCGGGGGATGGACACGAAAGGGTTTGTTGTATGGTGCCCACTCGGGAGGGCAGTAATTCCACGTAGCTATGATTTTCAAAAAATCGTAAACGGGGGGATGCCAAAAATCAACAGTAAGTTCATCACTACTCCACATTTCGTGCTTCAAAACATCTCCAACGAACCATCGGAGGTTGTTGGGAGGTTGTGGCGTCAAATTCAAAACAAGGGAATCTCGAATGGAATTGAGTTCGAAATTCGAGAATTGGAGGCAGATTTAGAGGGGATTGTGTTCCCTGAGAAACTACACACGTATTACGAATTCGAACGAAAGTTGGAAGATCCAACATCATATCTCTCGTCTAAAGAGACGATGAAGTTACGTAAAAGAATGCGTAATTATCAACAAGATGTTGCTGATTTCAAGGCTCAGAGTGTGTTGTATCGTAAGTTGATACGGATCCAAACTCTTAGAGATGAATCGAAAGCATCGGAGGATTCGCTATTAGTCGATTGGGAGGTAGGTAGGGATATTTTGGTGAAGCATTGTTTTATTGATAAAACCAACCAACCGACTCTATGTGGAGAGCTGGCACAGAAGATTAATGAGTCTGACCCACTAGTGATTGGTTGGGTACTCGGGGAGTTGATCCATCACCCAGAATTGGAACGTATTACGTACGTTGAGATTGTTGCCTGGTTGAGTGTTCTACTAGAATCCCCCTACGGTCGACGGGAGGAGGACAATCAAATTGTGGATCCTAAGTTCAGATGTGGGTATATAGACGAATTGTTGAGCGAGACAGAGTATGCTGCCAGGTCCCTAGATTCTAAGCATGGGCTGAACTACAGGAATGCCGAATTAATCACAACCTGGTTGAGTGGAGGTAAGAATATTACCCAAGTGTTGAATTCGATCGATTCCCATAACCAAGGGACGTTTGTAAAACTGATCCTTCGATTGGTGAATCTAATCGACAATCTCCGATCTTGTTTTGAAGAGCATAAATGTTTCTATCTCTATAATCTTTTGGAGGATTCTGCGGATCAACTAATGTTTGATTTGGTCTCCAACAACTCGTTGTATTTAGTTTAATTTTATTTCATTTGTTTGGTCGACAAACTTCTTCTCCTCCTCCTCCTCAACATAAGCCGTTTGCATTACAAGATAGAACGCATATACGTCTAGGGCCGTGAAGATAACCTTAAGGTTGATGTCCATGTCGATAACATAACGATCATTTTGTTTAATGAATTTAAGATAAAATAATCGTAGAACAAGGAATGTCATGATCAGTATGTTGAGGAAATAGCGAGAGGCTATGACGAGCTTTGTGTTGTCTTTAGAATTGTTTAAGAATATCTTGATACCGTTAAAAAATTGCTCCAGTAAAAAATCAATTCTATCAAAAGAATCATTTGATATAAATGTCAAAAATGGATTCATTATAACATAACGTACATAAAAAAAATATACTTTATTACGAATTATGAGATTGCGCAACATGAGGTTGATTTATTAGAAATCAATAACCTATGGGTTTGGTTTGGAATTTCATAACCCCCATTCGTTGTATACAATAGGTTCATCGTATCCACCGTGGCATCGACAATCATATGAAAAGCCTCATCTATATGATGATGATTGACAACACTTGTTTCGATGTATCTTAGGTTGTTATGCAATGCATACTCCTCAGCCTCCTCACTACCCACAACTCGACGTTTAGATAAATCTGTCTTATTTCCTACCAGAATAATCTGAACATCGTCGGTGCAATACCGTTGAATATCCTCAAGCCAGGTGCTCAGCTTCTCAAACGTCACGCGTTCGGTGACATCGTAGACTAGCATGATCGCGTGAGAACCACGATAGTAAGACGAGGTTATGGTACGAAATCGCTCTTGTCCAGCCGTATCCCATAATTGTAGTTTGATTTCCTTATTTTTTCGGTAAATTTGTTTGATTTTAAAATCAATACCTATGGTTGAGATATGATTTGGGTTGTGATAATTTTCAGTATACTGAGAAAGCAAACTACTCTTTCCAACACCGGATTCACCAATGACTAATATCTTGATCAACATGTCGTAGGATATGGATTGCATCTTAGATACTATATTATACTCATAAAAAAATGAAATTCCTTTCAAAAGATGTACTCAATTTATCATATTATTAAGAATATGAATGATGATGAAATGAATATCCCTCCTCTAATATGTAGTAGCTGTAATCGATTTTTAAGTACGAAGGAACTATTAGGTCATTACCTCAATGTGTTCAAACCATCGTTGGCTGAACCAAACCCTGTGAAAACGAAGGATTATTTTGTAAACACACTGAAATTACATACATCATGTTGTTGGAAGAGTATGATGACCGTGCACGATCACTTAGAGGTCTCACTTGTTGATTCGAGAAACAGATGATAGATACAGTTTTTTTGTTTTGTTTCTTTACTCCTAAAATTACTTTTTTAAAAAAAATGAAATACAAATACTATTCCCCTGGTCTCTTTTTTATGAAATTATGATAACTTTAGAAATCGATGAAACGAAATTATTACCCGGTATTTTGAATAATATGGATGCGGTTGTTGATTATATATTATTAGGATATAAAATGACACAAATGTGCAAGATCGAGGTAACCGGGATTGATAAACCAATTCTAAATGTGTGTCGTACGATTGAAACAGAAATCGCTGGATCACGTACTTCGATGGACAAACATTTGGATTTGCTTCGAGAATCCGTGTTGAAGACAACGGAGGGAGTTGTGCACAGGGTTGGTGTGGATATTGAGAAACATATTATAAAGATTGACTCGACGAATAAACCTCTCCTGGATCGTATCGATCATTTGAATCGTAATGTAGAATCCTTACTTGGGGGGGTGACGACTTCGTCGAAGAGGGGTCGGATTGGGGAAAACATTCTACTCCAAACCTTAGAAAAGCAATTCCCCCATGCCGTGGTCGAGAACACGGCCACCACGAAACATCAATCGGATATCCACTTTACCTTCCCCCAAAGTAAGGAAGATATCTGGATCGAGGTGAAGACGTATTCAGACACCGTGCCCACGAAAGAGGTGGATAAGTTCAAACGCGAAATGCAGGATAATAAGGTGAAGTATGGTATCTTTACATCTCGTTCAGGGATTGCGAAGCATCATCAAATCGAAGTTGAGGAAACCTCATACGGTGGCTACGTTTTCTACCTACCAAATGTTGATACGGAATCGAAATTAGTTGTCTTTGCCTTAATGTGGATTAAATTTCTTGATGACCAAACTCATGACAAGAAGGATGGAGGTGAAGATAAGTTAAATCAGGGTATTGTGTTTGATTTGATCAAATCTGAGGTCGAACAACTTGGTAGAATGACCAAACATTATTACACGACGAAACAAAAAGTCGAAAAATCTTACAAGGCATTGAAACGAGAGCTGGACAAATCCATGGAAGATGTAGTTGGTAATTTATCCAACTTGGAGATGGAATTTGAAAAGTCAATCGCTAAGTTAAGTGGTATCTTGAGCGTTATCTAATGTTGTGTGTACTATATATGACACAAAGATATTATGGATACATCGTATCGACAATAAAGGTGAAGAATTGGGTAAAATAGAATATCTGATGATAATGCGGATTTCTTAATTGATGATCAACCATTGCCGTATTTTCTACAATTTTTTGAAGGTTATGATCGGAAGTCTTACCAATTAGTTTTTTAATAAAATAAGCAGCAAACGTGGAGAAATCTATATTAGAAACCCACAAATCAAGAAAATTAATCTTAATACTATTATATTCAGTAGCAGTTGGTTTGCTCACGCATAGATCTGACACAAGCTCTTCGATCTTAATCTTCCAAGTTTCTTTATCAACCAGCTGTAGTTCTTGTATCTTCTTTACAAGAAAATTAGTATCATCTTGACATGGAACGCAACAACCATGGGAGTTGAATAAACTTTGAACCAACCCCTTTGGTTTAGATGTTGTGATGATTAGAAATCTTGTCGTTGATTGTAAGTATTTTTTTAATGTCATCAGAGCATTTATACCCAGGAACTCGATGTTATTTAGGATAAGCACTCTGTGAATATTAGGATTAAACAAAGAATCAACAACCTTAGTTTGTGGTATAGAATCGATTAAAGTTTTTATTATTTGTAAATCGTATGTAATATGATTTAAAAATGTATGCATTGTTATTAGACTTGATTTTTGTACCATTATTGTATAATTACGCGTTTCGGATGTGTATATCTTAACTTCTTCAACATCGGATTGGTCAATCGTCTCATTAGTAAACGTTTCCGCACATTCAAATACTTTATCATACTTGTTACTATAGCTATCCCCCATAAAACAGTAATGTGTTGGTCTCCAGTGAGGTTGGTTGATATCCATCTATAATACGGTACTTGGGTTATCGTCTACGTACTTTTCTTTCTTATGTTTTTTTTGAGCCAAGAATTTGTTTTTAGTTTTTAAGACGATGGAAGAATATGATATTATAATAATTGGAGATTCTGGTCTCCCAACTGTATTGCTACGGGAGAGGATGCAAGAAATGAAGCTACGTACCCTGACCCTATGTGTTGGAGGAAAGGTT